ATTTAATGCGCAAACTGTTGGAAGTATAGGATTGACTGGTGAATTATGGTTTGCTTATTTGCCAGTTGGTGATTCCGTTTATGCATTGCTTACTAATGGTTCAAATATTTACATAATCACTGAGACAGGGACGACAGTCACAATGACTGTATGTACAGATACAAATAGACCTACAAAACCTCAGTATGTCGCAGCTTTCGGAGGCAGATTTGTCGTAAATCAAATGGATACTCCGATAAATTATCTTACTCAGATCAACTTGGGTGGTGCTCCTCCTGTTGATCCGGCTAAGATTTTTACTATTCCAGACGGAGGAGCTGGATTCCCCCTGTTTTTCAGCTCCTCTGGAATTGTAAGGTCTTATGCAGTATTACACACGCAATTATACATTTTTACCGACTTCACCACCGATATTTGGGCAAATATTGCAACACAAATCACAGTGGGAACGACTGTTCGTGAATTTCCATGGAAAATCAATACTTCTTATAATTGGGACTATGGAATAGCTGATCCATTAAGTCTTTCTGTAGATTTTGGGAGGATGGTATGGCTTGCTAAAAATACGAGCGGTCTTGTTAGCTTTATGTCGTCTGATGGTGGTCAGCCAGTGGACATTTCAACCCAAGCTATTAATATATTACTTGAGAATGCCACAGATGATAATAATGGATTAAGTCCATTCCTAAGAGCAACTAGTGATGGATTTTTATATCAATATGAAAATACGGTTTTTTATCGTATATCCGCTGGTATTTATGATACTAGTCAACTACTAGATCCAACGACCTTTGCAAATTCTTTAGAATATAACTTTGAAACTAAAACATGGGGAAGAGTCATTGAATTAAATGGTAGTCGTTGTCGTATTCAAAAGCATGTTTATTTTAATAATAAGCATTTAGTAATTATTCAAGGCGATCCGGCCATTTACGAGATGTCAGGAAATATCTATCATAATGAATTAAGAAATACTGCGCAACCAGATGCACAAGCAGCGGATGCGTTTTTAAAATTTCCAATGCGTTATGAGTTGGTCACGCAGCAAATTTTTAACGAAGATTACTCGGAATTTATAGATGATTATGTCGAGATTGACTTTGTATTTGGTGATCAAACGTTCTATAAGAGCAATGCACCTTTTCTTAACACTAAATTCATTATTGATGAAATGGATAATGGTCTTATTCCTCCGAGTCCAATTTACATGGTCACAGAGGATGAAAGTAAATTTATCATTGCGGAGGGTGGTAATACACCAACTTTTGATGATAATCATTATAATGCCTTATTTAAGCCTCATATTGAGTTATATTATTCTGATGATGGCGGTGTATCTTTTCTGACTGCTGATTTACTAGAATTTAGTCAATTAGGCCATTATCGTTGGCGTATGCGCTGGTATGAGTTATCAATTAGTCGTAATCGTTGCTATAAACTTATTTGTGTAAGTTCTGCCCCCATTGTTATACTAGGTGGTGTGCGCAATACAAGACGTGCAAGCGGAGGAGCTAACTAATGGCTACTATATTTTTAGACCGTATTGATGCTTCTCCAATTTTAAGTGATGTCTTTGAACCACCATTTGCCTCTTGGCTAGCGGTTCTTGTAAACGTTTTAAATGAAAATATTCAAGATATCCAAGGTTATTTTAATTTATTACAAGCTCAAGGTTACACAGCTACTCAAATTACAGCATTGAATACTGCCAGTCCTAGCTTTCTAAATAATGGTGTTTTGCTTTATGACACTACAAATAATGTTTATGTAGGAAAAATTAGCGGGTCATTAGTCAAGTTCACTACGACCTCATACCCATAAGGAGATGTTATGAGCTGGCTATCAAATTTTTTACATCCAGAAAAAGGATATGATGCTGCCCAAGAGCAATTAGATAAATATTATAACAATGCTCAGGGTAGATTAGACCCTTATAATCAAAATGGTCAAGATGTTTACACCAAATATAAAGAAGCAATGGATAAATTAATGAATCCTGGAGGGTTGCAGGACGAATGGTCAAAAAATTATCAAGAAAGTGATGTTGCTAAGCAAAATGAAGCAATGGCTTCAGAAAGGGGATTAAATGCTGCGCAACAAATGGGATTGAGTGGTTCTTCTCCAGCTATACAAGCGATTCAATCAGGAACAGCCGGAATTGTAGCCAATGATAGACAAAAATATCTTGATGATTTAATGAATAAATACATGACTGGTATTGGTATTGGCAAAGATATTTATGGTACTGGTGCTAATACTGCGGGAAAACAAAGTGAAAATGATATGAATATGGGCACTAATTCCGCAGAAACCCAATTTAATAAAACTAATGCTCCAGGTGGTTTATTTCAAGGTTTATTAGGACTTGGAGGAGGAATTTTAGGAACTGCTCTAGGCGGCCCATTAGGAGGTGTATTAGGAACAGGATTAGCAAATAAATTGGGTTGGTCAACCACAGGAGGTAAATAATGGCCTTAAATATCCCAAATTATACTGCATTGCAAAATCCTCTAATGAAAGGAATTGATACTGGCTCTACCTTGTTTACACGGATGATGAATCCTGTTTTAGCACGTGAAAAACAAAAACAAGAAGCAGAACAGTTCGCGCAAGAACTAGCCTTGAAAAAACAGACTGAAGCGCGTATGGGTGCTAATTCTGGATTGAATAGACAAATATTAGAACAAAATCTATTGAAGCTTAAACATTCTAATGATCCACAATGGGCAATGCAGCAATTACAAGAGAAACTCAATTACATTCAGAATCTAGGAAACCAAGGCGGACAAGGCGGTAAATCGTCTATTGGAGGTCAAGCTCCTATGAACTTGATGGATATGATTAACCAAGGTCAAGAACCAGGAACTCCTCAAGGTCAGGGCGCAATGATGCCTAAAGGAAATAACAATGGGATGATTGCTCCTCCTAATATTGATTTAAATAAGAGACCTGTAGTTAAAAATCCTGATGGAAGTATTAGTACAGTATTAACAATGGGAATTGAACAAGATGGAAAACATATCAATATTCCTAGAGTTAGTGAAGATGGTAAAATTTTGACTCCTGAACAAGCTAAAGAACAATTTAGAAAAACAGGTAAACATTTAGGAGTTTATAATTCACAGCAAGCAGCCGACCAAGCAGCTCAACAATTACATGAACAACAAGATTCTCAATATTCTAATCAAGAACATCAAGGCGGCAATCAATTGCCTGGTGGTCTTGATATGGAAGAAATAAAGCGGTTGCTTACTCTTCAAGCTCTTGGAATCAAAGGAGGGATGCAAAACGCATTGCATGGTCCTGCAAGAGATGCTGCTGATTTGGCAAAACTTAAAAAAGAAGTAGGCGAAAATAGTGAAGTCTATCAAAATGCTAAAAATGCATATGATGCTCAATTAGATGCAAAAAAAGATTTGCGTGACTTAAGAGCAAGGACAAAACAAGGTTTAAAACCTGGAGAAAAAGAGTTTTTTGATGAGCAAACTGGTGAACCTTTAGGTAAGGAAATTCCTTTAACTTCCGCTGAACGACAATCTGAAGAAGGTAATATTCTTTTTAATGAATTATACCCTTATGTTTATAAGGGAGCCGCTCCTTTTTCAGGAGAAGGTTCTATTCGAAGACTAGAACAAGCTGCTGCTAATTACAAAAAAGACCCAAAAGCAAGAAAGCTGTTTGATGATTTTCTATTGGCAGAAAAAATGCTTGCAGCTACTACAGTAAATGAAGCCTCTACTTTAAAAGCAGGGCGAACTAATAGAACTTACAATATGCTTAAAGAATCGCTTGACGCTCAAGACGTGCCTAAAACCATTAAAAAGTTAATTAAACAATATGGATTGCCAGCAAGTGCACAGTTAAAAGCGTCTATGAATTATCAAAAAGCTCTATCTGACGCCAGACAAAAGGCTAGAAAAGGAACTCCTGCAACCCAGAAATTATTTTATAACCCTGAAATGCAAGAACAACATGAAGCTCAGCTCAATGAGGAGCAACCGCATTCTAATGAGCAAGCGGAAATAAAAGAAATTGGTGGTAAGAAATATAAAAAAATAGAAGGAGAATGGCATGAAGTCGAATAAAGTAACAGACCCTTCTATTCTTGCTCAATTAAATGGTAGCTCTAAAAAGGTCACTGACCCAGTTTTGTTGGAAAAGTTAAATGGCGAAGACGAAGAAGACGAGGGCTCCTATCTTGATAACCTACCAGAGCCAGAAGGATTTTGGAGTAAATTACCTCGAAACATTTTAATTGGCCTAACTCATGCCGGAAGAAATTTGCATAACTTGCCTCATGATTTAGTTCAGAGTGCAGAAAATGCTGGAGAATCTTTTGGTAATAAAATTAACTTCCATTTACCAAAAGAAGTCCAAGAAAAATTAGATTCTATGCCTAAGCATAAACAATTTAAATTGTCTGAACATTTGCCTAATGATACTGAATCTTATGCGGATGTTTTTGGTCAAAAAGGCGAAGGCACTTTAATGGATAAAGTTATTCAGAAAGGATTGGAACATGCCCCTGAATTAATTGGCGCAGGTGGTGCTATTAAAACTGGTTTGAGAAAGTTTCCCGTTAGCCAAAAAGGAGCTGCAAGGCAATTAAAAGAAGCTGAAAAATTGATATCTGAAAGAGGCATTAATAATTTCCAAACAAATTATCCTTTATTGCAAGAAGCCTCACAATTTTTGCCTAAAACTCATGCTTCTGGTGAAATGCTACAGGGTGTAATAAATGGTGAATATAAACCAGCATTTGCATTGCAGTCTCAGATTGGAAAACATGCTAGAGATTTGGCCAAGTCACCCCTTGCTTCCGAACGTTTGTTAGCTCCCCAAGCTAGAGAATTAAAAGGCGTCATTCTTCATGAAATGGAGCAAGCTTTAAGAAGCACAGGACATCATAAAGAAGCGGATTTATTGAAGGGCGGCATAGAAGATTATGCAAAATATATGAAATTCAAAGAAAAAGCATGGCCCATATTAAAAAAATTAGGCGTTCCAACTTCAGGACTAGCAGCTTTGGGTCTAGGAACTAGAAAAGGAAGAGGGATAGTAGGAAAAACTTTAGAAAATCTTGTTGATTAAGATTTATAATAACTAAAGCATTTCTTTTCATTGTTATAATCTACTTCCTCGCAGGCTTCAAACCAAGCAGGGATTGCCCAGATAAGATAAAGTATAAATAAAGCTAAAAACATAATACACCTTTTTAATGAACAAATTTAATGAGAATTGTGGTTAATGAGCTGGCAAATATGAAATAAAGACCGCTGATTAATCCTAAAGTCCATTTGTGATGGGAACGACCTTCTGATTGAAGGCGATCAAATTTAGTATCAATTTGGTCAAATCGTTTTTCAAAACGAACTAGTGTATCATTGAAGTTAGTAATAGATTGCTCTAGTAATGCTAACCTAACATCATATGTGTAATGGTCTTTAATTTTTTGAGTAGACATAGTTTCACCTTAATTTATAACTAGATTGTAACGCGCAAGTGAACAAAAAACAAGCATTCAAGAAAGGAGATTGATTATGCCATTAATTAAAGGACAGAAGGCTAAAACTAGAGCAGGTTTTTCTGAGAACATAAGAAGAGAAATGAACAGCGGAAAATCGCAAGCTCAGAGTGTAGCGATTGCCTATAGCGAAGCTGGTGAAAAAAAGAAGCCGAATAAAAAAAAATTATAAGGATATAATATGGCACTTGTTAGAGGAAGTAATCCAATATGGTTTGAGGTTGACTTAACAGCTCATGCCTTCGATGATACTTTTTACATGTTTGTCTTAGATAATGAAATTCCTTACGCTCCATTAACTACTTGGCAAGATCCATTTGGTAATATAGCTTGGAGTAATCCTATAAGGTTTCTAGCAAATGGCACACTTCCAAATAATATTTATTATGATCCTGATACTGTCTATCGTTTGGAATTTCGACAGGGAGCGACACAATCTGATCCACTTATATATTTGGTTGAGAATTACGTGCCTGGTTCTAGTGGTACTACTCCTATTAATCAGACGTCCTTCTCTACTGACAACCAGATTACTAACCCGCAATTTGCGTTAATTAATTTCACAAGTCCTTTAACGCTAACCAGTATTAGCACACAAGTTATAGATATAGCTCCTGGATGGTTCTTAAATTTGACTGGGACAGGGACAGTTATTTTGACTCAGGTTCCATTAAATAGTACGGCTGTTAATCCTACGAATGCATCTTATGCTTTACAGATTCAATTAAGTGGTAGCTGGACTAAAGCCTATCTTAGTCAAAGATTTACTAAAAATGGGGTACTGTGGTCAAATAGTTTTATCTCTTCATCTATTATGGCTCTATCTGGTAATGCTCCTCAGGATATTTCAGCAATACTTGTTGATTCTCAAGGGAATACATTAACCCCTGTTTTAGGTACTACTCCTTTAACTGAATCATTTAATGCTTATCCTGGAATTGGTAAAATAGGGGCGTCATTAGATACTGATTTCCCTCCTACAGCATATATAGAATATCAATTAAAATTACCTAATAATTGCGATATTACCTTATCGAGTGTTCAATTAATTTCAGGTGATGTCAACGTAGAATATCCTTATGAACAAACCACGATAGAACGTCAAATAGACCAAACTTATCACAATGCTTATCCGGTTGTGCCGGTTGGATCAATAATAGATTTTGCAGGTGTAGCATTGCCGTTTCATTATTTATTCTGTAACGGTGCTGCAATAAGCAGAACAACTTATGCTCAATTATTTGCAGTGATTGGCACTATATGGGGTGTTGGAGATGGTTCTACAACATTTAATGTTCCCAATTTGGGTGGCTTTGTGACAGCTGGTGCAGCAGGAACATTACCGCCATTAGCTAATACGGTTGGTAGTACTGGAGGTTCATCAACACATTTAATGCTTGCTAATGAAATCGTAGCCCATGCTCACCCTTGCCCCAATATAGGTGAATCTTTTATCACAAATACTGGTGTAGCTGGCTCAGCAGGATTTGCAGCTGGTAGCACTACTTTTGCAGCAGAAATTGCTACTGGTAATAATGCTGTGGCACAAGTAGCTTTTACAATTGTACAACCTACAGCCATTGTGAATAAATTGATTAGATTTGAATAACCAAGGATAAAAATGACTATTAAATATAATGCAAATTACATTGAAACGATGCCATTTAGTGATACATGCGTACAAGTCAACATAACGACTGCAAGTCAACAAACATTTACTGTTCCAGGGCTTGTTACTGCGCAATATCAGGCATATTTTGAATATACCGAAAATTCAAATGTCTTTGTTTGCTTAAATGGAGTCCCAACTGTACCGACTGCGGGCAGTGTTGGCACCCAGCAATACAATGAGTTTA